TCTCTTCCGTATCTGTCGTTAATGTACCCTGTAATCCAGGATGTACAAAATGCCAGTAAAGATCTAATGCCAAAGAAATAGTAGTTATCCCTAACTGTCTACCCTTTAATATCACAAAGAAGTGAATATCATCCTGTAGACCTTTAGCTATCTCATCCATAATATATGTCTGAGTACCTAATAACCTATCCATCTTCCTGAGACCATGTTCCTTAGTCTCTATTTTAAGTTCACTACAGAACTTGTAGAACTGAGCCAGATTAAATGACATGAATTTTTCTTGGGGGGGAGAACCGTTGGGTGCACGCACACACGGGGGTCAAGACCCACCTCATCGGGCCGGGGTGTGGGCGGATGGTAGCACGGTCTGATCGGTGCACCCCATCCCATGCCAGCAGCAGCGTGCGAGCGTAGGGCATGGATAGGATGGAAGGGTAGAGCGTAGAGCGTGGAGGAAGGAAGGGAGGGGACAGCCCCATCGGTGGAACGATGGATGTGGTCCGCCTAGTCTAGTGTCCCGGTAGCTGGTGCTAGTAGAACCTATAGGACACTCACCTACTGTACCTATAGTATATATAGGGGACACTGTACAGGTAGTACAGGTAGCTACAGGTAGACTACTGTATGGATACACATTAGGGAAAGTACCTATAAAAAAAAAGAAAAAAAAGAACACACAGAACATAATCTGTGAGATTATCTGTCTACCGGATCACATCGATACCGGATTATCTTATAGGTGACAACATGAGAGATCTAAGCGGAACAGCAGTAGTGGTTATTTGCGTAGGGTTCACAGCACTAATGGTAGCTAACTGGTACTTTTACACAGCAGCACTGCTAGGCTGGTAAGACAGTTTCAAATACTACCGATTGGCAACAGTCGGTAGTGTCGGACACTGTCCGGTATCTCATAACATCATATATAGAGGGTTGATCATGACAGACAGACTTAATCACTGGCTATTCGGGTTAGCGTTTATCCTGATCGCTGATATCGCTTTCCTAACGTTCGTCTACAACCACTGTGGGTGCTAATCATGGCTAAACCTAAACTCACAGTAGTCGCATCATCCATCCGCATTAGCGTAACTTCTAAGCTTGACGGAATCCGTTCGTGGAGTCTGCAAGCTTTAGACACTTGTCCGGGTTCTATCGGTTCGGATGGGCAGCTAGTGGCAGCGTGTAGCGGATGCTATGCCACGACGGGAAACTATCGGTTCTCTAACGTTAAGGCTCCACGCGCACACAATAAGGAAGACTGGCAGCGTGACGGGTGGGAAGATGACATGGTGGCAGCACTACAGAATGACGAGCATTTTCGCTGGCTTGACAGTGGTGACCTATACGCTCTAGCACTAGCGTGGAAGGTTTATAACGTCATGAAACGCACACCGTGGGTAAAGCACTGGTTGCCAACCAGAATGTGGAAGTTTCGCAAGTTTCACGCTGTGCTGACAGCTATGCAGGCACTACCGAATGTGGTCGTGCGATTCTCTAGTGACAGCGTGCTAGGTGAATTCGACAGTCGACACGGTTCTGTGATCGTACCGGATGCTGACAGCGTGCCAGATGGTGCAACACTGTGCAGAGCATACGAGCACGGTGGCAAGTGTTCAGGGTGTCGTGCGTGCTACGACAAGGATGTCGCTGTGATCGCATACCCTGCACATGGTAAGACTATGTCTAAGGTTATCCGCATCGCACTGGCAGCATAAATAACACTTGACGGGGGAGATTATCTCCCCTAACATTCTCTCACTATCTTATTTTATCGGAGTCTCTACCATGTATATGACAGCAAAATACCCTAGCAAGTGCAGCAAAACAGGTCGGGATATCCTTCCTGGGGACCGGATTATCTACTACCGTTCTACCCGTAAGGCTGTGCTAGTCGGTGGGACACGATCGGCAACATTCAACGCTAACGGTGTGTCGACTACCGTATACCGTAACGCTCGTGGCCTGTGCGAGGACGCGCCGTGCTGCGGATGCTGTACCGTTTAACCCTATCTTATCGGAGCCCCCATGACCTACCTAACCTCTCGCGAACGCGCAGAATCCATCGTCGAAGATAACGTCAAGTTTGATGATGGTTGGACCTACACCATCAAACAGCTAGGACGCTACTGGGTGGTAGCTGTGCACGACGAAGACGGCCACCCCCTGGGGTACTTGTGAACCCGACCGCCCAGGACATTCTCGACCTGTTGCTCGACGGTGACCCCATCGTCTGGCACATATCGCGGGAAGGTAACGACATTCGCGTGATCGCTACCATGCCCGACGGAACATCGAGACCCATAGCAGTCCCCATAGCAGCCCCTACAAGCGATCAAGACCCGTCCGTGTAGGGTAACCCCAACCGGACATCATTCGGCCCGTACAGGGCCATTCACAGCCCCCTAGGGGTATTTCAATCGGAGAATGTATGTTTTACGAAGAAATCCAAGCAAAGATCGCTGACCTTCAGGCCCAGGCCGAGATCGTCAAGCGTGAGGAGAAAGAACAGGCAATCGCTATGGCTCGCACCATGATCTCGGCTTACGGGATAACGGCCAAGGACTTAGGGTTAGACAAAGCCCCCAAGGTCAAGACCGGCCCCAAGCCTGGGAACAAGGTTGCTGCCAAGTACAGAGACCCCCAGTCGGGTGCAACATGGTCCGGTAGGGGTAAAACCCCACGCTGGATAAATGGTGCTGATCGTAGTCAGTACGCTATCTAACCCGCATAGAGCCTAGGTTCTGGGTCCGGGTGATCCGGAATCTAGGCCCGTAAAATCAGGAATCTTATATTATGAGCACCAATATTATATTTCAGGCGTTGTTAGTCGGTACGTTTTCATTCGGGGTGGCCGGTGCACTCGTGAATGACCCCGTGTTGTGTGGCATCGGATTGTTTACTGCACTCGGATGTGTACTAATCCTAATGTCGAGTGACAAAGAATGAAAGGCCATTGGATCATCAAAGAAGTTTATTTCGAGGATGGTTTCCCCAAGATCATCCGAGATATAGAACGAGAGACCCTCGGTGACAGAGAGCTAATGGATAAGGCCTGGGATTACTTGGCGGCTTATACCGTGGGGGAGCGACCAAACGCCTCAGAAGTTAACGATTTAATCTTTGCCTTAGAAAGTAGACTGTCGAAACCAGAGACCGCCGAAGTCACCCCCCGTCTTATCCCCGAAGTGGCCGATCATCACCCGTCAATAACATACAAAATGTTGCCATCTAAATATACAGTATATAAAAAAGGAAATAGAAATGAATGACTATCAGATGATGCAGATATGGAGAGGGGTTAAATTCCCCCAGAAAGAAGTAGAACAGCGGGTTCTAGAATTCGGCAGGCAAGTGATGCACGAGTCATCTGACCACTACTACCAGCTCGGCAGGCAAGAGGCATTCCACGCGATGAAGCCAGTACTGTTGAAGGCTCTCAGTGCCCTAGACTCTGCTCACTACATTCTGATGATTCAACCCGTCACACCACGGGAAGAAGCAGTGGCAGTAGATGATGCTATCAAGCACCTTAACTCTATCTTGGAAGTCCTATGACACCCGATTGCTTCCCATCCCGACTGGAGTACCTCGACTGGTTGCACACTGCGAGGATGCATCCACCAGCCCCAGGCCACGAGTACTGCGAGGACTGCACGTTCGAGTATCAGTCTCAGATGATCAGGCAGGGTAGGTGTCAGTACCCTGGGACTACTTTCAAGCAGTGGGGAGAGGGTAGAGATCTCGCCATTGTCGGACGCAGACCACACCATGTGGTGTACAAGATGAAGCAAGTAGCAATTTATGGTGTAGGATAGAGTTTGTTTAGTGCTGTCTCCTCTCGGCTTGCGAGGCCGTTCAACCCAGACGCTTGATCTGGGTTTTTTTTTGCCTAATTTGATCCGAATAGATTCATTTGACCCCGCTGCTACTGCTACATCTGCTACATCTCACCTACTCTCCGGTAGTCTCAGGTAACTCTCCGGTGGTCTCACCCCTACTCTCTGCTAACTCTCAGTTGACGGAGACCACAAGATTGTGTTAGGGTTTACCCGTTGCCGTGGAAAGCGACAGAGAAGACTTACTCATGCACCTTCCCCGCCGTAGGGGTTTCCACAGGGTGCAGCAGTAAGTCTTTTTTTTTGCTCCACTCGACCGCACTCCTCGCGCAGAAGTGGGCCTAGATGGGCCGCAGGGAAGGAAACATCGGCCAGGGATTACCACCCCCTGCGAGCCGCGCAGCGTTCCAGAGCGACTGCAAAAGCACTAGCCCTCCTGGGTGGTCTCAGGTCTAGTGTGAATGAATCTGGCGTCAAGCGAGCACTGGCAGAGTTCGAAGAGTGACCCTGCGGGTGGGGTGGTTGGTCATACCACCTTGGAGGTTCTTTTGTCTGGAATATCTGACAGGAGAACAGACAGTTGACAGACTGTTTTATCTATGATCTAGTGTTGTCTCTCGTTAATCTTATCTATAGGTGATCTTATGAAACTGTGCATTCACTGCAAACATCTAATCCCACGTCCAGGCGACGATGACTACGCACTAGCCAAGTGTGGTGCGTTCTACAACCTGCACCCTGTCTCTGGGGCAAAGCTCTATACCTACGCATTCAACCAACGCACCTTCCAAGACGGTAAGTGCGGGATGCCTGCTGCCTTTTTCGAAGCTATTGAGGGGCACAACGATGAGTGACTTCAGCCCAGAGATCAGGAACTCCGCGTGGTGGTCAGGCGACTCTAGGATGGCCGCTAATGGTCGAGCAGCAGAAGCTATCCTCGTTAAGCAGGGCAAGATCATTCCCGAAGACATCTCCGATAAGGAGAACGTCAAGATGGGTCATGTGATGCAGCCCGTGATCGGCAGGCTCGTGCAAGACCGATTGCAAGTAGAGCTGAAGGATGCTGACTATGCGATGTCACATCCGAAAGAACCTTGGCTTAGAAGTCACTTCGACTTCATCTCTGCCGATGGTTCCTTTCTGGTTGAAGCCAAGAACTACAACGGCAGTCAGCGCAAGAAGTTCGATGAGTCAGGGATCATGCCTGACGCTGATCGTATCCAGTGTATCCACGAGGCTACAGTCCACAACATCCCGATTGTGTATCTCGCAGTGCTTCTGGGAGGCCAGGAGTTACAAGTGATCCGGGTTGATGTCACTCCTGACATGATGGTTGACCACATCAAGTGGGCTGCTAAGTGGTGGAGCTATGTGGCATCTAACACTGAACCTGAACCTGAGACTATCGAGCAGGCAAGGTTGCTCTTCCCTACGTCAGAGGCTTCTGTTGCAACTGCTAATGCTGAACTTGAATCTATCCTTGCGAGGCTTTCTAGCCTTACAGAACAGCGTAAGAGCCTCGAAGATGCAGAAGAGCAGCACAAGTTAGCAGTGATGCGTTTTATGCGTGACAGGGACGTTCTAACGTCTGTTGATGGTAGTGTGCTGGCAACTTGGAAGTCTGCTAAAGGATCTAGGAAGTTCGATGCTAAGGCGTTCCAAGAGGCGTATCCCCAGATGTACGATCAGTTCGTCCGGGATGTTTCTGGTTCACGAAGGTTCCTTATCAAATGAATGAAGAAGTCAATGACGATGATGTGTGGCACTTGTATAGAGCACTTGCGATGGCCGCATTTATCATCAAACGAGAGAATCCCTATCATCATCAGTCTAAGCAGATGATCAGGGACTCAGCTTCTGAATATGCCAATCTTATGTTAGAGGGACTTGAACATGAGCCAGTTAATAACCGTTAATGATATCCAGACAATGGCTGTTGCTGTTGTCAAATCTCAGTTGTTTGGAATGAAGACAGTTGAGCAGGCAACTGCTCTGATGTTGATCGCCCAGGCTGAAGGCTATCACCCCGCGTTAGCAGCGCGTGACTATCACATCATCCAAGGCCGTCCTACTCTCAAGGCGGAAACAATGATGGCGAGGTTCCAGCAGCAGGGTGGCAAGGTTGATTGGAAGACCTTAACGGACGAGGAAGTCACTGCAACCTTCTCTCATCCTTCCGGTGGGTCTGCGACGATCACCTGGACGTTTGATCAGGCTCGGAAGGCAGGACTAACCAACAAGGACAACTGGAAGAACTATCCTCGTGCGATGTTGCGTGCACGGGTGGTATCAGAAGGTATTAGGACGGTCTTCCCAGGCGTTGTGCTGGGCGTCTACACGCCTGAGGAAGTGCAGGACATACCTACACAACCAAAGACCCGTGATATGGGCACTGTGGACGTTGTAGAGACCGTGGAGGAGGAGAAGGTAGATCACCCCTTTTCACTCTTTCTTGCAGACGGATCTGTCTACAAGGGCTACCCGGATTTCACCGAGTACATGGAGGGCATTAGGTCTATGGTTGCGAAGATAACCAATAGCACTAAGTTCACCGAGGAAGAGAAGAAGCAGAAGATCACTTCTCTCCTGACTGCCAACAGCAAGCAGATAGAAGCACTGCCTGCTCTGGCTAAAGTTCAGTTGAAGGGTGCACTTATCGGGGAGGGATCGAACCTCCCAAACGCAATCAGGGAAGGCCCAGACCCGGAGATATCGGAGGAACTGTAAGCGGATTTTATCGTATAGGTCAGATCAACATCAGAGGTTTTCATGAGTTACGGCAAAAGCGAATATCCGGTGACCCCCGGCAAAACAATTCTTTTCTCGAAAGATCCCAGCCAGAAGAAAAATCCTAATCAACCAGACTGGGATGGTGATTTAGTTCTCACCAGATCATATACAGAGGGTCAAACCCTCAAGCTATCTATCTGGAAGAGTATGGCCAAGAACGGGAAAGAGTACTTCACCGTCAAAGAAAATACCTACTTCAAAGACAAGGAGCTGACCGATAACGCTCCCAAGGAAGTGCCTGCTTCTTACAAGCCTTATGGCGGGACATTCAAGAAGCCCGTTGATGACGATAGCGACGTTCCTTTTTGATGACTCCTACCCAGAGATCTTTAGAGTACCTGCGTGAGCAAGGCTATCTCTGCGCCATAGTCGAGAAGTGGAATCCACACGCTCGGATACGGCAGGATCTCTGGGGTTGGTGCGACATCCTGGCTATCAAGAAGAACGAAGTTCTGGCTGTTCAGGTCACTGCATCTGGGGTGTCAGACCGTATCAAGAAAATCACTGCATCTGAGACGGTAGGGCCGGTCAGGGAAGCGGGGATCAGGATAGAAGTACACGGGTGGCGGAAGAACTCCGCCGGTAAATATGTAATGAGGATTGAGGATATATCGTGACTAGTCTATTTGTAGCCACACCCATGTATGGTGGAATGTGCACAGGGTTCTACCTGCAATCAATGCTTGCACTCGTGAGTGTTTGTAAGCAGGCAGAAGTAGAAGTCTCCTGCTCTTTCATGTTCAACGAGAGCCTGATACAGAGAGCCAGGAACGGTCTTGCACACCAGTTCTTGAAGACCAACTGCACTCACTTGATGTTCATCGACGCTGACATCCGGTTTGATGCCAATGACATCTTGTCTATGGTCGCAGCAGACAAGGACATCATCTGTGGTCTCTACCCTAAGAAGGAGATCAACTGGCAGCAGGTAGCACTATCAGCCGCTGCTGGCGTACCTTGGGACCAGCTAAAGGCACACACGGGTGCGATGGTGGTTAACCTAGTAGGTCAGGAAGGGGAAGTGATTGTTCCCCAGAACGAGCCTCTGGAGATCGTCAACGGTGGCACTGGATTCATGCTCATCAAGCGTGACGTATTCATTGGCTTGAAGCCGTTCGTAGCCACCTATCACAACGATGTGCTGGACACGGCAGGAGAGTTCAAGCCTGATCTTATGCACGAGTACTTCCCCGTGATGATCGAGAATTCAAGACTGCTCTCAGAGGACTTTGCGTTTTGCACAATTGCAAGAAAGCAGGGGTATAACATCTATGCCGCACCCTGGGTACGCCTGGGACACTACGGCAGCTACCTTTTCGAAGGTTCCCTAATCCCTGCACCTTAACGGAGTTTGTTATGAAAGATCAGATACTTGAAGCAATCGGCGGTTCAGAGCCAGTTGATGCACTGAACTCACTTTTCTCGGTTGCGTTCCTCGTCGCCAAGGCTTCGAACATCAACGAGTTCACCTTGGGAAGCCTCTTCTCCTCCACTATGGACGCCCTGTTCCAAGCGCATGAGGAAGATGACGATGCCGAGGACGAAGAAGAGGAAGAGGAAGAAGCAGAAGAGATCGACGAACAAACGGACTGAGCCTTATTTCTTAGCCGTTCTGGCAGATCTACGGAAGGCTGAGGCAGTTGGGTAACCCTTCTGCCCCGGCCTTTTCGCAGGAAGTCCAAGTTTTCTACGCCGGTTGATGTTGTAGTACAGACCTTTATTTGCCATCTCTGATACCTGTAACGTCTGGGTTTACATATGCCACACT